CCATATTGCAGCGCATCAATGTTGTATTTCCGCACAATGGCGTGTAGCCGTGCCTAGGTGAAAACCCTAGGTATATTCGTTGCAGTGCACCAAATCAATAAAATCAAACACTTAAATAACCTTATAAATTTTCTGGTATGTTTCTATTGTGTATATATGTAGAAACACCAAATTTTTAACCTAGTACTTACCGGAGAATCAAAAATGCATAAAAAACTCTTAACCGTGGATTCCAATGCCAAGACTGTAAAAGGCCAGAAATATGGCTTTATGACGGGCATTCTATATATGGCACCGGCTGATATATCAGGCCGTAACGTTTGCTCTATGGCCGAAATAGCAGGCTGCAAGGCCGCTTGCTTATACACTGCCGGCAGGGGTGCCATGAATTCGGTGCAGGCCGCTAGAATCAGCAAGGCTAAATTTTTCTTTTCCAATCGCCAGGCATTTATGGAAATTCTAGTAAAAGATATCAAGGCCTTAGTCCGCAAGGCCGGCAAAAAGGGAATGATTCCGTTAGTGCGATTGAATGGTACTAGCGATATTAAGTGGGAAAATGTCCGCTTCGATTATGGATTCGGGAATGAACAAATAACAATTCAAAAATATGTCAATCAGGCCATAGAATCGGGAATGCGGATTGCTGCAGTATTCCGCAAACGTTCCGACATTCCGGCTAAGTTTTTAGGCCTAGATTGCATTGATGGAGACAATACCGATATTCGGCATATCGACCGAAAAGGCGTTATAGTCGCCTTGTATGCCAAGGGTAAGGCTAAAAAAGATACTTCGGGCTTTGTGATCGATACACCTAAGCGCCTGATTCCGCTACAATTGGCCGCTTAATCAATCAATTTTTAACACTATGGGGTTTTACTATGCTAACGCCTTACACTTCCCGCCAGCAAAGTATGATTGTCTCAAACGTGATCAAGGCCGTAAAAGATCCGGCTAAACTATCAAAACAGGCCTATAAATATCTCTATTTGTGCTCGGGGTTTATAGCGCATTATGATCATCAGGGGTTTATATCGTACTATCGGCGCAACAATCTCAAGGCCGACATTTTACGGTTTCGGGATTCCAATCAATGGAAAAATTTCACTCCGAACGACCGGGATTATCAGTACTATAAAAGCAAGGCCGATATCTACAATCGAATCATTCAATCAATAGGGGCTTAATCATGCAATACGCTACACTCAGAGAGAAAATCGCAGCCGAAAAGACCGAACGTGTTAACCGATACGCCAAGTATCAGGAAATTATTGATAAGGCTTACAAGGCCGGGATTGAGGCCGGAAAGAATGCAAGGCCGATTCCAATGTACGTCATTGATCAAGGGATTCCAATTGATCGTATTGATGACGGGGCCTGCGGATTCGCATGGATTGCATTTCCGGGGAATACGTCATTCGGGAAATGGGCTAAAAAGCAAGGCCTCGCACGTTCGCACTATCCGAGCGGCCTTTGCGTATGGGTTAGCGAATTCGGCCAAAGTGTAGACCGAAAAGAGGCATTCGCAGGCGCATATGCTAGAGTCTTAAAAGATAGCGGGATTGATGCCTATGCCGGCAGCCGATTAGACTAGGGCAGTACTATCCTATAGCGGCTTTACAGCAAGGCCGCTATGGGGCTAATATTGGCCTTAAAACGGAGATTTCAATAATGGACTACTGGCTTGCTTTTCAAATCGCTGGCCTTTTGCTGGCTTTGGGCGCACTTGTGCAAATTATGAAACCCTGGAGACTAAAATGAAAATCCTATACTATGGCGGCACAATGATCCAGCAGTGCGAATACACTGGACGCTGTTACATTAGCGATTACAGTCGATGGTTTAACTCGCTTAGATCAGCGAAGCATTCAATCACGAAGAGAAAGGGGAAGACATGACATTAACCGAAGAGATAGAATTGAAGGCCTCAAATTTGATTCTTGAATTGGAATCAATGGGTAAGTATGGCATCGCTCAATTCGCCGGTGTATTGGTAGAGCGAAGGCCTGAATTGGCTGATGAATTGGCTTTGTGCATTAAACTTAATCAGGAGGAATTGAAAACATGATGCTTACAGTGGATGAAATAATTGATATCGCAGAGGCTAAACTAGACCTAAGCGATTTCGGCAATTGGTTCGGCAATGATGACGACATTGTCGAGTTTGTGTGCGAAGTGATTCGGAGAGAAAAGGAGAAAGAAGATGGCCTGGTTACTTGATAACCCTGAAAGACCCTATATCGACTCATCAAAGACCGATGTCATGCGGACATGGAAAAGACATGGATTCGTGCCGCCATCAGAGCAAAGGGTAGACTTTCATCAAAGTCTTGCTGTATTGAACAATCTAACCATAAGAGGCAACAATGGCGATAACATACGCACAAATGCTAAGAAAAATAAATAATATGTCCGGCCACGAGTTAAAGCAAAAGGCTGTTATTTATGACGCTAGGATTGATGAATTTAGAGAAGTAGATTTTCTTTTCTCTAGAGATGACTTGGAATGGCCTTTGAACGAAGAAGAGGAAAGCGAAGATAGCAGACCATACATGGAGGTCAAATAATGCGATGCGCTGCTTGTAATGAAATTTTAACCGACTATGAGGCATCAGTGCGGTCTGTTTTTAGCAGGGAATATGTCTCATTGTGTAAACACTGCCTAGGAACGATTAAAACCGACTGCGTTGCCGTTGGAAACATTAACTTGATGTCGGACCTAGACGATGTGCACGAAGCCGACAGTGAGGCTGAAAATGGCCTTAGCGGCGACTTCCCTGATGATGACTACTATATGGACATCAGAAACGACCGCTGACGGGGTGGCACGATTCTTGCTAATATTATCTATATTACTCTATTGTGCTAATGATGCTAATGATTTATATTTATAATTATTCTTTTATCAATGTTGTTTCAACATAGGGGTATGGCTTCAATGGAAAAAATCGATCAAGAACGATTCTATTGGTTCACCGTGCAGGACACATCAGAACTTTTTGCGCACAACAACATCGATGTGAGCACTTTCTTGGGGGATGTGTTAGACTCTGTCCTCCGTGTCAGGCCTGAATGCAGACAGGCCTTCCAAATCCTGGCTATTCTTGACCAAATTAGTCAACTAAAGGCCACGGATGAGGCAAATCAGATAGCAAAAGAGGTGCTCGATGCAGACACAGACTAAGTTTATCAAACATGAGGCCTGCGATGCCTGCGGCAGCAGTGATGCCAAAGCCGTCTACTCTGATGGCTCTAGTTATTGCTTTGCCTGTAAAACGCATTTAAAGGCTCATAGCGCCGTTTCTGACAATTTTGGAGGTAAGGTATTACCCATGACCAACAAAGCCGTTACAGGCCAAATTAAGCCTATTGCTGGGCATTTTAAAAGCATACCTGAGCGTGGTATCACCAAAGCCACCTGTGAGGCCTATGGCGTGATGCAGACAGACACTGACCATTATTACCCCTACACCGATGATTCAGGCAGGGAGATTGCCTATAAGGTTAGAGTTGTCCCAGACAAGTTATTCAGAAGTCAAGGCAATATCAAAGATGCTCTACTCTTTGGTCAATCGATGTGGAACAAAGGTGGTAAGTATGTGACCATCGTTGAAGGTGAACTTGATGCTTTAGCGGCTTATCAGATGATGGGGTCAAAGTATCCTGTGGTGTCCATCAAGAATGGTGCACAGTCAGCAGTCAAGGACTGTCAGGCACAATATGAATGGCTTGACAGTTTTGATTCTATCGTGTTAGCATTCGATAGTGATGAACCAGGCAAGGAAGCCGCTAATGGTGTAGCGGAGTTGTTTGGCAGTAAGGTCAAGATAGTTAAAATGGCTAATGGCTATAAAGATGCCTGCGACTATCTTAGGGATAACAAATCTGCTGACTTTGTGAAGGCGTGGTGGGCAGCAGAGCAGTATGTGCCTGATGGCATCGTTGCTGGCTCAGACTTATTTGAGTTGGTCATGCAGCCGTTGGAGAAGGCACAGGCACACTATCCCTATGCCGGCTTGAATGTCATGACAGGTGGAATCCGTGCACAGGAGTTAGTTGTTGTCACTGCCGGCTCTGGCCTTGGTAAGTCACAGTTTATCCGTGAAGTGATATGGCAGTTGCTTTGTGAAACACAAGAGAACATCGGCATCATGTTCTTGGAAGAGTCAGTAAAAAGGACTGCACTGTCTCTGATGTCGCTGGCGATCAATAAACCATTACACCTTGTGGAGGTTGAAGTTGATGAAAGACAAAAGAGAGAGGCTTTTGACAAGACTCTTGGCTCGAATAGATTATTCTTTTATGATTGCTTTGGTAGCACTGCTATCGACAACATTATTAACAGGGTGCGCTATTTTGCTAGGGGCTTGGATTGCAAGTTCATCCTCTTAGACCATGTGTCGATTGTTGTGTCAGACCAATCCCATGTCGATGAACGCAAGGCGTTGGAAGAAATCATGACCAAACTACGCATGATCGTGCAAGAATTGGGCATAACCCTGTTTGTTGTGTCACACCTAAAAAGGCCTGATGGCAAGGGCCACGAGGAAGGTGCAGCCACAAGTCTGTCACAGTTGCGTGGCACTGCTGCCATTGGACAATTGGCAGACATGGTGCTAGGATTAGAAAGAAATGCACAACATGAAGACCCTATTGAGAGGAACACCACCAGGGTCAGGGTTATCAAGAATCGTTACAGTGGCGAGACTGGCAAGGCTTGTGCCGTTCTCTATGACAAATACAGTGGTCGCATGACCGAGATAAACGAGGCCTCACTATGACACAAACAGACTTGGATTTTAGCGTTCCCGTGCACAGACTTATCCGCAAAGGCGCGGCAGATACCAGCATCGAAGCGGCACTCAATGCTAATCTTAAGACTACCCAAGAAAGGGTGTATAACGCCATCAAGAGTTTTGGAGACGATGGTTGCATCTCTGATGAAGTCTTGGACTATCTTAAACCGATGCCTTATGGTAGCATCACCAGTCACTACGGATTTTTGATTGAAAAAGGCTATGTCGAATTAACAGGAGACAAGCGGCCTGGAAAGTCAGGCAGGAATCAGCGAGTGATGAGGGCTAGAATATGACAGCCGCAGCACTACTGGGAGTTTTAGCGTTTATATCATCTGTATTGAAAGGCTTAAAATGATTGAGAACTGGTCATCAGCAAAGGTCAATGTTTACTTGGAAGAGAAAGACAAAGAGATTGACCGATTGCACGAAGAAGTCAGGACTTTGACAGAGCAGCGTGATGATGAAGAAGCACGAGTCAAGGTCTGTGTAAAGTTTCTGAGAGAACTGCTGCATCCAGAGTATTTTGGATGGTCAGTCAATCAGGAAGTAAGAGAGCAAGCAAGAAAAACCTTAATCAACATT